AAGCATATCTTGGATTAACCCCAACAATTGAAACTTTTTCAGACTCCGGCAATACAGCCACGTCAGCTACATATTCTTTACCTTTTTTCATAATTTGTGCTACGTAATAAAAACTCATGTCTATTCAGCTCCTTTCGATGGCGAATCAATTATCTTAATATCTCCAGATACTACATCATTCATTGGCAATGGAAAGATTTGATCCTCTCCCGGTTCTGGGGCATTAATTATTCTAATAGAATATTCGGATGTTTTAGCGTCAAATGCCACGATTTTTGCCCGTCTTTTATCTTTCAATTCAATTTCAGTTCCAACCGGAAGAAGAATCTGATCTCTAGTTCCTGGTTTTACCCAACGATGAGTTGTTGGTTTCCAAACTAATCCAGGATGCGGTGGCATTCCCATTGGACCGGTTGGTATTCCACCTCTCATTGTAGGCATTTGCCCAGAAGATACTCCAACTCCCGTTGCAGAAATTCCCCCAGTCGGTATACCACCCCAAGCTTTATTAATAAAGTTTACTCCCAATATCTTCTTTTCTTCATCTTTTGCCCTACGATTAATTTCACGATCTACATCAAACATTTTTGTGTTATATAAATGAGCTACATTTCTATAACCTCTATCAGACCAATCTTTTGAAAGTTTCGAAAGATTTTTTCTGTATCCTTCTAATTCATCCATAGATAAATCAGCAAGACGCAAAGAACTCGCATTTCCTTGAGGAGAATCAGTCTCATTTGTTTCTTCCATCATTTGAATAGTTTGTATCTTTGGAGCATTAAACTTCGGCATTTTTGGTATATCAAATGCATGATTCTCTCCGGGATCTGGCAGATTAATTGCTTTAACCATTGAGAGTGCTTCTTTAGTATTATCCATTTGCCTCATTCTGGAATTTGCTTCAATAATAGCTTCTTTCTTTCTGTCTTCAGATGAAAGTTGTGGCATAAAGTCAGGATCTCTATAAAGCTGCTCAAATATCTTATGAACTTGATTTTGCGGCATATTTTCTCCGAATAAAAAAAGACAAAGTAAACCTTCGTCTTATCTTTTTCTCTATTTTATTATATCATTTAAACAGATATTATATCTTGAAACCGAAATGGAAGTAGACAATTTATTCGTCTTTTATTAGAAATTCTAACAATTGAAACAAATGCTATCGGTTGATCATACCCAAGATCTATTAAAAATTTATAAGAATCTTCAGTTTTACCTTGAATAATTAACTTCACAACCCCAGTTTTTCCAATCCAATCTTTATCGTTTGAGTAGCGATCCCCGACTATCTTCACTTTCTGGCCGATTTGAAACTCGCTCCCGTCGAATGATTTTAACTGAGGTTGATCCGTCTTCATGTCTAAGAAGAATTTGAACGAGTTGTCCGTAATTATCTTCGTCAAGAACTTCCTCTAGAATAATAATTGGCATTAAATCTTCTTAAGTACAATTACTAAAAATCCACCTTTCTTTTCTTTGCGAATTCCGATTCTATCGAAATCTCCTTCTACATTTTCTTTAATAACATCAATAACATCATTTCCAGTGTCACAAGCATACCTTTCTTTGTATTCACTTTCTGAAGAGATCTTAACAATTGCCATGTCTAATTTCCTTTCAACTAATCCAACCAATCGTATTATCTACTTCTTGAGAAGAAGAAGATAGTCTCTCTAATTCTTTCCTCTGTCTAATATATATTACTTCTTCAAAAATTTCCTCTGCAGTCTTGGAGTGATCTCCATGATAACGCGAAAATATAATATGTTCTCCGCCAAACCATCCATCTGGAATTGGCATGGAACAAGTCTGGCTACAATAACCAAAACGTTCTTTTAAAGTTAGAAGATACTGCTCTGGAAGAATTTTTTCTCCTTTGTCTAATCTTCTTTTTGCTTCTTCTTTTATTTCAGAATATTTCTTTCTAATTTTATCATATTCCTGAGCAAAAGCAATTAGTGAGCCACCAGTCAATCTAATATATTCCGGTCCTTCTTCAACATCGTAAGAAGGCCATCTAGTAGACTCAATATTAAAGTCAAGATCTAATTCTTCGACAAGTTTTCTAGCTCTTTTTTCATTCCAAGAACTATTTAAAGGATCTGGTTTTTTCATGAATGCTGTACCGTCTTCCATCATATAGAACCATTTAACAAGTAATTTTTTTAGTTCCATTACATTTTCAGCTTCAATCCACATTTCAGCAGGAGTCTGATCAAGAGGTTCTGGCTTTTTAACTATCTCCATGAACAAATCTTCTACTGTAGTAGTCGAATAGTCGGTCGGCATTAGATATCTCGAACTCTTCTAATAGTTCTGACTGTTTGATCTGGACAATGTGTTATGTCTGGATCTGCTCTACGTTTTGGTTTTATTTTTGGTTCAATGTCAGGCGTCTGACGTCTTCTAGTCGGGGTTCGCGTTGGCATTTAATGCCTCCTGTAATGACGTCGAAACTCGTCAAGATCAACATCATTACGCGTTAAGTCGTTAGCTTGGTCAGTATTCTCTTCAAAGTCATCTAGAATTACGTCAGAATCTTCTCCAAAAACTTTAAAGTCAAGCCACGCTTTATAAAGTTTCTTTTTGAGACTTAACCCAACAAATTCTTCTGCAATAACTACGTCTGATTGGGCTACTTCTCTTAATATTAATATATCAAAAATATCAAGATCTAATTCAAATAACGCCGTTTCTTGCTCAGCTTTATTTTCAATTGATAAACCAATATAAATTTGATTAATTAGTTTATTTACAAAATCTGGAGTTGCAGCAATTTTTGCAGTCGCCATAATTGGCCTTAAAGTTTCCCTTAAATCTTCCAATAAAATATTTGCTTCTTGATTAGACTCTGAATCAGGATCAGCTAAGACAGTTATTACATCATCAAGATAAAGAAGCTCTCTTAACGACAATTGTACTATCATTAATTTTCCTTTCTCCGCAACGTTGGCAAGCCCAACCAAAGGTTGAATTTTTACCTTCATATCGAATTGAAAGTACAGTAAACTTATGCTTTAATAACTTCCCACATAATTTCATTACAGCCATCCCGATTTAAAGTCTTTTTCTAGTGGAAATATAGACTAAATCTTCTTGATCTTAATACCCCCGCTTCGCGAACCGTTCTCTATCTAGCTTTGGTACCACATTATGAAGAGCAGCTATGAGCTCGTACATTGGCTTGTTAGTTGCTTCGAGATGTTGTCTCGATTCAGGAGAAGCATAAAACTTCTGATAATTGTTAACGAAGTACTGCTCTTCACCACTATAATCTCCGTACTGAACTGGAGCAAAAGGTCTTTTAGGCTGTTTAGATTGTCTACCACTCTCATGAAGTTTCGTCCAATGAGCCTTTACGGCGTTACGAACAGTATCATCCAGAGCGTGATTCCAGACAGCGTGACCAATTGCTGCCTTTAATGCTCCGGAGATATCTGGAGCATGCTTACTGATCTTCACAGTACTCGAACCATGATTAAACTGCCTAGTTTCACCAGAACCTAAATAGTCTTCATGACCAGTAACACCTCTTAGAAGATTAACGTGAGGAACTGGAATAGTCTGAGAGACGTCTTCAATAGCAGAAAGAAACTTCTTGCTAAACTCCGGGTCAGCTACATTTATTTGAGATCTATTTTTAAGCATACTCAGACTAGTTTCATAATGAATACCTCGACCACCTTGAGGTAGTTCCGGTAGTGGTTGAAACTCTGGTAAAGGTGGATCGTATCTATTAGTCAACTTCTGGCCACTTTCGGTCATAGCACCTTTATTTTTCTTAGGTGTTTTTGGTTGCGGAACCTCTTCTGGAAGACTAGGACCGTCCTGAGGAGGCATTAGTTCTTCTTTCTTTAGTGATTCAGACCAGATTGGGAACATCTTCGTTAATTTTATTTGTTTTATCATTTCTGATACTTGGTCCTTTCGAGAATCTTTCAAATATGAATCATCAATCCAGGTTTTAATATCTTTTGGATTCCCGCCCTTATTAATCAAGGGTTGTTTTAATCTCTTTATAGACATTTATTCATCCTTATACTTATAGATTATATTACAAAGTAATTAACTAGAACTTTTTTTACTATTAATATCTGATTTTAAACCAAACATTTTTCTAAGTTTAAGATCAAAATCTGATTTTTCAAATGGTTTTTTGTATGGGGCTAGAGCTCCTCCTTCTGGTTTTTTGTATGGGGCTAGAGCTCCTCCTTCTGGTTTTTTGTATGGGGCTAGAGCTCCTCCTTCTGGTTTTTTGTATGGGGCTAGAGCTCCTCCTGGTTGTTTGGTATCTTTGTCTGAAGTTAAAATGGAATCTTCAACGTCTTGTTTTTCCATCAACCCAAGTAATCTTGCCCTCAGGCTACTCTTGTGTTTAAACATTTCATGGTGGTGTTGCATTGCGTTAAAGTGTGCATGCTGCTTAGCACTAAATTCAGCTCTCTTATTTTCTGGTATACTGTCAATTGGTGTATTATGCATCTTAGTAAAGTTATACTTATGCCAGTCTCTGCTCTTAGCATGGAAATCTGCACTTGCTTTTGGATGAGAAAGACTTGTAACTCCTGCTCCCCAATCGTGCTCACGTATTCCAGATTTGCCGCTTGGGTCCCTAGACCACGGTCTTGAGCCTGAATACTGTCCTAAAAATTCATCAGCACTCATCCCGGTCGACCACTCACCCCACGTTTGACCTTTTCGAGGTGTCCTTCGACCGCTGGACTTTTTACCTCCACCTCTGGACTTTTTACCTCCACCACTTCCACCGCCTCCACCGCCTCCACCTCTGGACTTTTTACCTCCACCACTTCCACCGCCTCCACCACCTCCACCGCTGGACTTTTTACCTCCACCGCTTCCACCACCGGTTCCACCCCCGGTTGACTTTTTACCTCCACCGCTGGATCCACCACCTCCACCACCGGTTCCACCACCGGTTCCACCACCAGTTCCACCACCGGTTCCACCACCGGTTCCACCACCAGTTCCACCACCGGTTCCACCACCGGTTCCACCCCCGGTTGACTTTTTACCGCCACCGGTTCCACCACCGGTTCCGCCACCGGTTCCACCACCGGTTCCACCCCCGGTTGACTTTTTACCGCCACCGGTTCCACCACCGGTTCCACCCCCGGTTGACTTTTTACCGCCACCGGTTCCACCACCGGTTGACTTTTTACCGCCACCGGTTCCTCCGAAGTTATACGCTCCACCATGAGTTCCGCCCCCACTAAATTGACGTGCAGTAGTTTTACCTTGCTTCGGCGGCGGCTTAGGTGGTGGCGGTGGATTGGGTGCTTGACCGACTCCAATGAGACCCAATCCAACTTTCCCGGCTTGTGCCAATCCAGAAGCTACATTCTTAATTCTAGACATTGGTGTAACATTAGGTACTGGAGGACTACTAGGTCCCCCTGTTTTTTGACTAGGCATTTTAGTTGCTCCTCTTAGGGCTGTATTACCACCCACATTTTGCATTTTTGGTTGTTTAGGCTTAGGAGATGTAGACGTTCCTCCAAACTTTGAGGTCGTTGTCTTTGGTGGCGTTGTCTTTTGTGATGCGGTCTTTTGTGATGTGGTCTTTTGTGATGTGGTTCCTCCAGCTTTTGGTGCTGTGGTTCCACCAGACGTTGGTGATGTAGTTGGTTTGGCAGGCTTCTGGTCGCTAGGGACAGCATGTACCGTTCCTCCCTGAGCCCAATCTGGAATAGCTTGATCACGAGATAAATTATCAGGACGCGGTCCCGCTTTGTCGGAAGGAGTCCTAGTTCCTCCAGTCTTTGGTGCCGTGGTTTTCCCAGTCTTTGATGCCGCGGTTTTCCCAGTCTTTGGTGCAGTGGTTTTCCCAGTCTTTGGTTCTACTGTTTCAACTGGAGTAGGTGACTCACGTTCAGCCTGAGTTCTTTCTGTTTTCGATTTCGCCCCTCCGTAGAGTTCAGAATCATATCTTTCAGGTCTAGTGTCCTGCTCCGGCAATATCTCTTGTTTTTTCGAATCCCGACCAGATGTTTGTTCACGTTGGTAAGGTCTAGTAGGATTTATAATATCGTCAGGGCTGGTTATCAACTTTTGGTTAGGTTTATTCGGATACCCTGTTTCTGGGTTAAGAACTATATGTGGCTTCCCACGAACAGTTCTAAGTACATTTTTGTTTGCTAGCTCGTTTATAAGACTATCTGCCTTGTCGAGGGGAATCTTGAGCTGATTAGCGAGAGTTGAGATCGTCAAGTGCGACTGAGTCAAAGCAAAAGCTTTTGCTCGGTCATATAATGACTGAGGTTCTTGACTAGCTGGATCTGTAGTCTTCTCAGTCGAAGTTGAACTAAAAGTGGCCTTAGGATCAGTCAAAAACTCTGGTTTCTTAGATGGGTTTAATCTAGGTGCAGTCCCAGTGTCTGCAGTCTGTTGAGGCTGCTCTCGTTTAGGAAGATTAAGGATTTGATATTTTTTAGACTTAGGATCTTGACCAATAGCAAAGATCCCATGCTGAGGATGATTATAAACATCCACCTTTCCATATTTAGAATCGTTCACAGACCCTCCAAAAACAGCATTAGTTTCATCTATTGCATCTTCTGCATCATCCTTATTATTGAATTTTTTACCATGAAGGTTATGACGAGCTAATTTTTTAGTCTCTGAAGTCTGTTTAGCCTCAACTGGAGGTTGCTGAGATGCTACTGGCTTCTCCTGAGGACTCGATTGTTTAGAAGCATCTTCTTTCATCTTAGCAGCATTTTCTTTTATCTTAGCACGTAATCGGTCTTCAGAAGCCTTCTGTTCCTCAGTCATTTTCTTCGACTGTGGTCTCGCTCTACTTCGGGCGATCACTTCGTCAACTTCTGAGGTCTTCTGTCTCCCCCGTAATGCAGCAAGAGCTTCCTTGGCGGCTCGCTCACGTTCCGACTGTCCGCCATCGTCCTGATCATCAGGAAGGTTTTCCTTTTGTTTGCTAAACCATATTGGAAACACCTTCGATATGGATATATATGGACGATAATCATTCTTAGAAGTCATTTAATGTACTCCCCAAATGACTCCTGTGACTACTGGAACTTCTCCGGTTACTTGATTTAAGAAAGATATTCTTTGAAAATGCAACGGATGACCAAAATGTTCCCAAGTTGTAGCAGCCGCTATTGGTATTCCTGTTGTAGATGAAGCTGTAACGTCAAATGAGAAATATGCAGCCAAAGATGTTCTTAGTCTAAAACCTCTAATAAAACTTAATGGACGCCGTCGCCTTGACTCTGAAGCATTTGCTGTCCCAATCCATTCATAATTAACTCCAAGAGAACCATCACAATATGCTGTTACATTACCATTCTTTTTAACTTCAACTTGCATATCATCTCCTCTAATAATAGAACCATTCTGTGTATTTGTAACTACATATATTCGATATGCAGCTGCAACAGCTGGAAGTACATATCGAACAGAAATTCTTTGATAGCTTGCAGTCAAACTAACAGGAGTACCCTCCACCAATAAAGTTCCAGAAGAATCTCTAATTTGAATAACAGCATTTCCTGCAGCAACAGAACCACGAACATAAATAGAAGCTACTAAATAAACTGTAGCTCCTCCGGCACCCATTTTTGGAGTAGACCAATAAAAACCTTCATTGGCTGCAGCATTATTGGGAGTTATTTGTATTTCGTCAGACCCAGTTCTCGGAGAATTTTGAGTAGAAGCTAAAGTTGCCCCACTAGCAACAAATCCAGTCGGAGGGGATCCAGTTTCAAATGATGGGTTTGTAACTAAATTAACTGTAGCTTCATCAGGAGTTGTTGAATTGCTTAAATCTTCTGCAGTCCCAGCAACCGCTAATGTTTTATTGATTGGGATATATTTATTCCAAAGATGAAGACTTTCCCTGGTACTAGGATCTATTTCCCATACAGACCCATCTCCAATTTCTTCTGAAATTAATGACATATTAGTTCTTCTCCATTTCCAAAGCTTTTATTAACTTTTCTAAAAACTCGACTCGTTTCATTATGCTATCTTTTTCGTATGCTGTAGCTTCTCCACCGACTTTTCCGGCTTTTGCTGAAGGTACAACATCGGCTTCTTTTATAAGACCTCTACTAGGACGTTGATATTTAAGAAGTTTTACTACTTTAACTGAATTCATTTTAGTTAGTGAACCCCTTCACAAGACCCCAGATTACAGCAGCGTTCACAATCAAGAATATAATGCCCCCAAGAAGAATCTTCCCACCCGATATTTTGTCTCGCCATTCTGCGAGACCTTCTACTTTTTTTGAGAGATCCTCGTTCATTGATATAAGTTGCTTATTCATTTGATTTTGAGATTCAATAAAATTATCTAGACGCTCCATGTATCTAGCTATACTTACAGATACATTCGTATAATCACCCGGATTTGACAATCTACTTACTCCTCTTGACAAAATCTCTCATATAAGTCTATATGTTCAATTCTTAGTTTTTTTTGTCTATTTAGACTTTCTAATTCAGATGAAATTAATTGACTCTGCTCATCTGTAATTTCTAAATCTTTCTCGTAAGGTTTCTCTTCGTTCCAAGTATATTTACCCATTTCTTTATCAAAGGTAATATCAAATTTTACTTTTTCTTCTTTCGTAAAAGCTAACTCTTCTCGAAGACTTTTAACTGCCTTTAATGTTAGAATATCTCCTTCTTTTGGAAGAATAGCAAAAATAAGAAGTCTATCTTTAATTGCAAACTTTGTTTTCATTTCATCTCTCTTTATAGAACTTCAATGTCTTTACATTTAGTTTAAGTTTTATTTTAATTTCTTACAAAAATTACTTCTCCAATTACTTAGAGCAGGAACAATAGTTTAGTTTTTGTTTTCAACATTATCTTGATTAAAAATCCAACTTTTATTCCTGCCCTAAAGAATTATTAGTTTTTTATGAAGTTACTGCTTTAACAACCGCAAAAGCAATAACAATTGCTTCTGATAAACCACCAGATGTTACGTTTCTAACGTTAATTAAAGCAGATCCAGAACCAGCTTGAGCATTTAATGTATAAGCTCCAGCTGTTCCACCAGAAATATGGTTCAAAAGAACAATGTCAGTTGCCGCAATAGCACTACATGTCAAAGTAAACGAAATTGTAGTACTAGCAGCAAGAGCTTCCCCATTCATAGTAATTTGCCCAGTAGCCTTGTTAAGGGTCACTCCAGTCGATTTGCCCGTTTGTTGTGTTATTGTGCCACCAGCACCTGTCGAATAACCAACACCTCTAATTGACGCAGACGACGTAAGTGATCCGTTAACCGTAACTGAAGTAGAGGTTATACTAGCAACTGTAGAGCCAGAAATTTGCATTGCAAGAGTAGTACCACCGACCATATCAATGTATCCTGTTGTACCATCATGTCGACCAATAGCTAAATAATCAGTAGCCGGGGTCGTGTTGCTATGAATGTATAATGTCGGATTAGTTTCAGCGGAAACATCCCAGTCAGTAGACTTTGCTTCAACATCTGTTATATGCAAAGACTGATTTGTATCTCCAAGAGCTAAGACGAGGGCATTATTCGATGCGTCTGCAGTAGACCACAATAATTGGCCATCATCTCCTGTACCAAAAATTACTACTTCATCGTCTGTAAAATAATTCCAATCATATCCATACGCAGAACGAGCAAGAATACGGGCATCCCCCGTAACATCTTGTAATCTAAATGAATGCTTTGCCATATAAAAATCCTCCAAGAAAGTCTATCATTTTTCTTTACTTTTCACCTTCATCTTCTTGTTTAACTACAACAGAATTAAACAGGGCTTGGAGGTCTTGATTTTTTCGCCATATTGCTCTTTTTATTGACGTCTTTAGTGGGGTTAGCTTTTCAGGTTGATCCACCAAAGCAGCTTCTAAATGGGTCATAACTTCACCCACTAGCTGTTTTGTATTGACGTCTAAACTCTGCAAAGCATTTGACAAATGAATCATTAGCATTTCACATCATTCCATACATATTCCTATTTTGTAGGTAAATAAAAAATAGATAAGACACTAGCCTTATCTATCTCTTTTTTATTATATAAAATAATAAGAGCTTTTATAAAAAATTCTAAATAAAAACTCCTTCCATAATCAAAGAAAATGGAAGGAGTTTAATTTTTCTTTTAAAGAATTTTATGCGGACAAATCCTTAATTGCTGCCTGTACCCAGATATTGGTGCACCGGTGCTCACCAAGAGTAAAGAGCAAACCACGAACTACCAGCTGGTTAGCAGCGAAGTAGTCACGGTTCTCAATATATCTCGTTGGTTGCGCGATGGCAATCTCAAGGGCATCAGTGTCGAGAACGTAAACGTTTCGACCAAGAACTACATCACCCGTCGATACACTCTGAGGAGCATCCGGTTCTGTTAGAATCGGAATACCCTGGTATGTAGCAAGAACAAGTCCTGTTCTTGTTCCAGGGAATGTCTTCTCACTTCCAATTCCTACTTGGTATTCTTCAACGCCGAGGTAACGCTGTTGAGCATTGAGCAATCTTTCCATGTGGAAATATTGATCATGTCCCATAAGAATAAGCTTTGGATCTCCACCATTCTGACGAATGTTTTGGATGCTGTTATCGATAAGGTTAAGGGTCAATGAACGACCAACACCGGCATTATGAGAAACAATAGCGCCTGCATTCCAGGTTCCCGCTACCCTTCCACCAAAAGTGAGGTCGTATGCTCTAACTCCACCATTTGCAGCAAAGTTTGCATTTGTTGAACCACCACTAATTCTTGCACCATCTTCATTTACAATGTCATCAAGGGAGGTAAATCCAGCCCTAGAATAGATTGTTGCCAAGTCAGTGTCGGCAAAAGCAGTACCAGTAGCAACAGTTACCACACCTGTAGACGTGTTTACCGCTGAAACAACAGAACCACTTGTTCTGATCCAATCATTGGCACTGTCATCCCATTGGGAGACTGCGTCACCAATCTTGTAGTTCTTTGCGAAGGCCGCTGGAACCGTAAAGCTTGTAGCAGCACCAGCAGAAACCACACTTCCGGCAGCTGCAAGCAACTCCTCGTTGATTTCCTTAGCATGGTCACGTTCTGCATTCTCGTGTTCCATGGCAAGCACGTCTCCAACACCACCTTCTAGGTTAGCAGTAAACACGGACTTGATTGAAACACCGAAAGTCGTACCAACAATTCTCGGAAGCGAGCTTACCGTGTTAATGTTGGAAACATCTATTGTCGGAAGTGACCCGGTTTCTGTAATTGGCCGAGATCTTCCCGAACCACGATCATCACGCACACGCCAACCAGCTACATTTCCCCAAGTTACCCGAGGTATTGCATTAAAGAAACGGGTTTGGTTGTTGAGTGCCTGCCACACTTTGCGACCGTATGTTGTATTAAAGATTCCAGTTGCCGTATCGACCGTGAAAAAGGTCTGCTTAGACAACCAGTTTTCTCCGAACACTTGCTGCAAAAGTGAGCGGCCGCGCTGACTTTCAGCAAGATATGAACTTAAATTTGTATTGGCCATTTAAAATAACTCCTCCAAAAAGATTAGTTAGTTAGATTTCCAGAGAGTGACTTAAGCAATCCCTCTTCAGGGTCAAGTGGGCGAGCTTCTAGATCAGCTTTGATCAGATCACTGTAGCTCATCTTGGATAACTGTTCTACTACATCTTCTGGTGTCTGTGCCTTCTTGATAGTAGTTCCCAAGTCTGCCCCAAGAGGCTTGTTGTCGTACTTAATCAACTTCGGTTTCTGAAGACCCGTCTTTGCTTCTCGGAATCCATACTTCGCAAGCTCAGCTCTAACAGCTTCAGATGGTTCTTCACTCTTTCGAATGTCCGTAATCATCTTCTTAAGCTCGGCGATTTCTGCTTTCATTGCAGCATAAATTCCTTTATCCATCATTCCACCACGCTCTTCCTCTGGCTCTTCCTCTCCTTCCTCTTCTCGAACTGGGTATTCATTGGCACCAACTTCCTCTTCTTCCTCGTCCTCACCCTCACCCTCATCAGGTGCTGTGTCTTGAGCGGATATAGGAGCTGCCGGTGGAACCGCAGCCCCCATTGTCGGGGGTGCATTCTTCCTAATAGGTGTAGTACCAGCACCACCAGCAGAGGCTTGAATTGTTCTCTGAACATTTTCAGTAGCGGTGTCAAGATCAGCATCTTCTGCTGGATCTTCTGAGTCACCCTTAATTGGCCACATAGTAGACGGTGCCTTTGCCGGACGAGGTTCCATGGAAACGTCCATTCCCTGATCAACAGACTTAAGCATATTAAAAACTGAAAGTGCAACTTCCTTCATGAAAGCTGATTTAGCCATAGCCTCTTCTTCTTCTTCCTTTTGGCGCTGCTCTTCCTCTTCTGCTTTGGAAAGACGAGCATCCATCTTGGAAAGAACTTCGGCTTGGGCTGCAAGAGCATAATTTACTCCATCGAGAGTTTTCTTTAGTTCTGTGCTAAATTCTTCTGCCATTCTTCATTTCCTCCAATCTAAATAAAAATCGTAGTTCTCTCGAGGGTGGTCTTTGCCATATCCGTCCACGAATTTTTTTGACAAATTAAAAATGGACCATTTCTGGTCCATCTTCTTTTATCTTGTCTATTTTATTATATATTAAAAACTTAAAAATTATTCATCTTCAAGCTTTTCAATTATCCGTAGATTTTTCTTCTTTCTTTTTTTCTGAATTCTTTCAATATCTTCATATTTATGATTTAAATTTGAAATCTTTTTGCGGCTATTAATTTTTCTGTCACGATTCATCCAGTTTCCCATTATTTTTTCTATCCTTTATAGAAAATTTCAAAAAACAACAATTATGAAATGCTGTCTAACTTTTCAAGTTCTTCTTCGAGATGGCTAATATGGGCAACTTTATTACCATTATCATAATAATACACGCCTTCAGTTAGTTTAATTGGCTTATCGCAACCTTGAATTGAACATGAGATATTATCTGGCCGATCATCATAACTCTTTATTAACTTCATTTTTAACTACCTCAACATCCCAATCGTTAATCGAAACACTTTTACCATCTTCAAGCTTTACGTCTATATGACCCCAAGATTTATTATGATTAAATGCTACTCCAATCTTTCCAATTAAAACTTTTTGTCCTCTAATTATTCTAACTGATTGTCTATTTTCAAGATTAAGTTCTCTCTTAACTGGTTCTCCGTACACAATAGGATATATATTGCTATGAATAGCCTGCTCACTAGGAGCTCTTTTCATAGCCTTATTAAAATCAAAGAATTCAAATGATGGCTCTTTGTATTCATCGTCGTCTTCAAACTCACTTAGTTGAATTTCAGTTTCAGTTATTTCTTCAAGTTTACTAGCTGTATGATTTCTAAGCTTTCCATTAAACTTAATAGAAACACCCTTTTTGCATTTTGGACATTCAACTTGTTTTGAGCCAACAAATTTAAGTTGATCAGCAAACATCATAGAACCTTCGCAATATTCTTTTGTATCAGACATATGTTTCTCCCTTTGGAAGAATTATATCATACTTTTCATCTAATTGACATATACAGTCAATCTACTTATGTTGACCTCAAGAACTTGATTTCTTGGTTGAAAGTTGCCCGCCAGTAGAAACTTTTCCTGGCTCGCAATACCTCTTATCAGAATCTAATTTAGTTTCTTCAATGAGTTTCTTGTCGTTTTTTGGCATTCCAATACGCTTTAATTGATCTTCATTAAATTTTTGTCGCTTTTTATAGCCACCCTCAAGAACATCTTCTAAAAGAAATCCATTACCCTTAAGATTTTTCTGTACCCAATATTCTAGCTTAGATACTGCTGACCCCTTCAAAATTTCATTGCCACTCATAGCAACCTCCCCAGATGGACGAAAACCTTCTCCACCAAAATCTTCATTTTTAGTTTGTTCGGCAACTTCCATTACTTCTGCTACGAATGGTTGCCCATCTTTTTCTCCAGTAATTTTTACTCCAACAGTCGTTAAACAACTTCCGTCTACACAAGAAGTTTCAGGATGATAATGACTTTTTAAGATATCAAAATGAGCACCAGGATTGACTCCTTTTTCACAAGCCGTAATTTCAGCTAATGCTAATTTTTTAACTCTCATGACCGTTTTACCATCTTCAGTATTTATTTCGTCAACTTTCAAAGCTGAGCCAGCAATCGAATAACTTCTAATTTTTCCTTTTTCAATTTGTTCTTTAACTTTATTGGAAACTGGAAAATCATCACTTCTTAATTCTGCAATAAAATATAACCCTTTTTCGTCAACTCCAGACTTAAATACTTGACCAGAACGGTTAATATAGGCTGGTAGACCCCATCCAATTTGAACATCAGAATGAAGCACATTTAAATTATTTGTCCGTGGATTTTTCATAAAATTAGTAAAGGCTTCATCAAGAGCTTCAGTAGTTATCAAATGACCTTCTTTATCTACAATTGCAACAGAAGCCGGCCCACCAATAACCATTGGTTCCATAGGTATTTCTGTTGCGGCCTTTTGAAATTCTGGTCTATCAGGATAAAATCTATACAACGTTAAAATTTCAGCCGGAGAAGCAAAACCAGCATTAAAACGTCTTTCATATTCACTTATTGAATTAAAAATATCTTGTTTAGTTGTTTTACCAACTTGTGCTTTTTCCAAAAAAATAATATCAGAATCAAAATCTTTTGCAAAAATATCTATATTATCATATTTCTTATAAAGTCTTCCAATCTCCGATTTGAAAAACTTATAATTTCCATCTGGAAAAACTAATCTGAAAGACGGTTCATCGTCTATCATTTTGTCAATAGACTCAGTAACGACTGAAGCGTTAGACGAAAATGAACCGTCTTTAGATTTCATAATTGGTAAAAGGTTTTGTGAGGCTAATTGAAGATCTGCTGATCTTATTTCGTCTGTTTTTAAATCCTCGAACATCCGAAGAAGTGTAAACTCCGTTATTTTAGACACCTAATCTATTATCCTTGAGCCCCTTTTAATAAAGCTCATTTTGACTAGCAATCTTATCGGCTATTCCATAGTCTATAGCTTGGTTAGCAGTCATAAAATATTCTCGATTGATATCACGCATAATTTTTGCTTTCTTATGTCTAACTCCATTTTCTATTAATCGATCAACGAGAACATCTTTTGTCTTCTTAAGTTCATCTGTATATATCTTAACAGATTCAACATCCCCTTGAGTCGAACCAGAAGGAAGATGAAGCATAATATGGGAATTTGGATATACATATCTTCTACCCTTGGTGCCAGCAGAAAGAAGTACGGCAGCCATGGAGTAACACATTCTTCCAAATGTCCAGACTTCACATGGACTCATCTTAATTGCATCATAGAGAACCAATCCATCACGAACTGATCCACCTTCAGAATCTAATACTAATTTGATTGGTCTTGACGAATCAAATTTTCCCATAGCCAAAATGGTATCGGCTAGAGAGCTTGCATTAAAAGCATCCATTCGTTGAGGTAAGCCAAAAACTGGCCCATAAAGGAACAAAGTTCTATGAACTGAAGCTAAATATTCATAAGTTCCTTGAACTTGATCGCTTTTTAAACTACTATTTCTCTCAATCATCCACATAATTAAGATGTCTCCTTTTGACCAGCTGGTTTTGTAATTGTAAACTTCTTTAGCATGTCATCTCGAAATGCATAAATTGAATTTTCCATTAGTTGCTTTAATTTTTCTCTCTGTGGAGTTTCAGGAGCATATACTTCGACAAGATCAAGAATTTCACGTACAACTCTTGCTGCCCTTTCCATAATGTATCTTTGATTATCTGTCACTGTTATAGTATATCTTTGATTTTCTGTTAATCGTTCTGACATCATTTTTCCTCTTTCTATAGTTTAATTTCCTCTATTCTTTTCTTTATATCATCTGGTAATTCATTTTTTAGTTCTTCATTAATAGCACTACTTAAGAAGAATTTACCTTGTTTTTCTTTAATTTCTGAAATTGTTCTAAATTCCTTCTTGCCTCTATCTATAAAAGAAATTATTTTTTTATCTTCTAAAGTTACAGAATAACCCTTAACAGTATGAGGTGGTACAATCGCTCCATTACTTCTTACATAACCTTGTCGAGTATAACTAGCTACTTCATATGTTTGAGATCCCCTAATTTGCTGCTTCGGAGTACCAAATTCTTTATCTAAAGCAAGTGGATCTGAATATTCAATTTTCCACCCATCTTCTTTTAAATCAATACTTCCGGTAGACTTCAAATACTCATCATCTGAAATATTAGATTGAGACTTATCGAAAATCTTTTTTCCTGTATCTTGAAGGGCTTTTAGTAATGCTTCTCTCATTTTTTCGGAAATGAGATTCCATCGACGTTTATCCATATTCTATTATATAACTCTATTTACCTCCAGTATCAATATAAACTTTACCATTAACAATCGTTTTACCACGATGTATTACCCAAGGAGAAACTGAAAATAGAGGTCTTTCATTTGAAAAAATGATTGTTGTTAATCCCTGTTGCCAATTTCTCATACCAGTCCCAGACATATATCCAGGTGGACAATTCTGACCTTCTATATTACAAAGACATCCATTACTCCACCAACCATGCAAAGAACTATATGTTTGTTGCATCATCATTTGTATTCGGTGCAAATGACCAGAAATACCATTAGTATGAAGATCACTTAATTCACTCGATGAAGCAAATTTATTATGTCTGTCTCCATGTTTAAAAAGAAATTCTGCTCCTTGCCATCGATATGCCCAAGCTTCTCCATATGGTTGAACATATGTAACCTTGTCTTCAATTCCAACCAACTTTGGTAAAGTTAGCGGTCCATCATCATTAAGAAGTTCCCATAATGCTTCTGCTTTAACGGAAACGTATTTCTCAAGACGCTGTTCATGATTTCCAGCAATCCAAATTCTTTTTGCTGTTGGACAAGCTTCAATTTCTTTTTCTGTTTGCTCTCTATAAATTCTTAATGCAGATTTAAACTGCATTTTGTGTTCTGGCTTTGGAGCATATTTTGTAGAAAGATCTGGAAGATCAAGGGCGTCTCCCAAATCAACTACATAATCTGGTTGAAAATCTTCAATAACCCTACGAGCAAGCCTAATTGCTCTTGTGTCATGAAAGGGAATCTGTCTATCTCCAAGTACCACAAATTTTGTGGTACTTTCCCCCTTTTCAACTTTACTTGTTATCTGCATTTCTCTCTCCTATTCTAGATCTGTTCGGCAAAGATTCAAAAAATCCTTGTTCGTATGAACGACAACACATTAAGCACACCCAAACATTATATTCATTTTTAGTAAAATTACCGTTGCACCTCTTACACTTATCTTTTAATATTTGAATCTGTCTATATGAAAACATTAAACCTCCACGTCGTCATAAAATCTGGGATCAATTTCAAGATTTCTTTTTGCTTCTTGCATTGCTAAGTCCGGATCTTTTTGACGACCCATTTCAATTTGAAATGCCTTATCTAACTTTTCTTGATCATACTCCTCTTGGAGCTTTTGATATTCTTTCTGAAATTCTTCTTCAAATTTTAAATTATTTATAGTTTCTTCATGCATCCAATCGTTTTTCATTTATCCACCCATAATTCTTAGCTTATTCTTAGCTAGGAAATAAGCTTTTCCAACTTTGAAAGATTTAGAAGTCGGGTCTAAGTCTTTCACTGCTGAATAATAAACTCCGCGTAGTGCTGCTTTCCCAAAATGCTTTCCGTAATCGTTATTAAAAGGATTATATCTAGCAAACTCCCAAGAATGCTTCATTTTATTAACTTCTTCAATCATTCGGTTTGCTTCATCGACTTTTATAGCTGGAAATTCTTTTTGGAGGTGTTCAAACTGTGGTAGCCTTTCTCGAATAGCAAGAGATTTTATAGCCTTGTGAAATCTAGATAATACTAAAGACTTATCATTAAATTCTGGATCAAAATCGTAGCCCTGAACAGCCCAAGCATATCCACCGTGAACATCTCCTGCAAGAAGCTTAATTTTTCGAATTCCTGCTTTTCGATATGCTTCTTCGGTATTCTGTGATATAGAAGAAGCAATACCTTTCCCTCTATGACTTTCATCTAATTTAAATTCTCTATGGTTTACTTCAAGATCTTTGTTGGTTTTATTAAATTCTCGTAACATAGAACCAACTTTTTTATGATCATCACCATAAATATTTATCATTACATATAAAAAGTTAGCTGCCTCGTCGCTCGACCAGCTTGGTTTTATTGGATCTCTGTGTCCCGCATAAGTAATTTTAGTAGAATAGCCTGGAATGTCTACGGCGTAAGCATCTGCTAGAAAATCTGAACCACCTTCACCAAAAAATGAGTCTGCTTCTTTTTTTGAAGTTTCTAAAGTAAATTTTGCCCCTCTTTGGTCTTCAACAGACTTCTTTTTTGGCGGAATAAAATAATGACCGCCTCTTGGACCTCTAAAAACAACAACCCCTGGAGGTGGAGCTTCCCCTGGTTTTATATATTCTTTGGAAGATATTTTTGAGCTAAATGGAAAACTAGAAAATTGTTTTTCAACAAATGGTTTGATTTTATTGGGAGGAGCATCAAAGGCCTCTTCTTTTTCCAAGAATGGAAATTCTTCTTTAATATTAGAAACTTCTACATCCTCTGGAATTGGTATATTAAACTCCTCTTGTTTCTTTTGTTTATCATATCTTCTTTCTCTTTCAAAATTTGGTATTTTAATTAAATCATAGTTAATCATAAAAATTTGCCCGGGAAAGTCTGTTTCAACAGATCCACCACCAAGCACCATAAAACCTTCATTTCTTATCTCACTATAAGGTTTTCCTTCTTCATAAGAAAAGTGGCCCTGCAGAAGAAACTGTGATTCATCTAGAATAACTTTGGGTGGGTCTTCTAAGTTCTTTTTCTTAAGATATATTTTTCTAGCTTCAATGAGATCTGGGCCATAGACGGAAACATAAAGATCGTGGTCTTCTCCACGCCATTTCTGATTGAAATCTGAAGAAGCTTTTTGTTTACGTTTTTCAAATGTATTAAACCAATGATCTATCAAAGTTGTTTCAAAACGAGAAGTTAATTCAAGTGCTCGACCAAGAATACTACCCTTAATTATTTCATTCTTAATAATTATTTCAGCTTCGTCTTTAAGTTCTCCACCATCAATTAGCATTTTAATGAGACTATTAATATCTTTCTTAATATCTGGATCTGTTAAATGATGATTTTCAAGAAAGATATTCCAGTAAGATTTATCAAAAAAATAAGGATGTAATTCTTTCTCTACAGCTTCTAAAGAAGTTGGAGGTATAGATACGTGATGATCTCTTGGAATTGGTTTAGATTCATTTAACTTAGAATATTCTTTAATATATGCATTTAAAAAAGATGGATTGTTCACGACATCTTTATGTAGCCAATCAAAAGACACAATAAACCCTCCTCGTTAATATTTAACGATAATCTATTGATTATATTCAAATATTCATAGTTTAAAAAAACTATTGGTCTATTTGAGTCTCTACTGAAGGAATAGCTTTCATAAAATCTTCAAATTGAAGATCATTAAAGCAACAAAAACAAAGAACAACGTCTTTCTTGGAACCAGAACCAAATTCAATAGATATCTTGATAGAATCAAATACATAGATTGCGGTGCATGTTTTTGGGCATCTATCGCATTTAATTTGATTCATGTCTTATTCAAAATCTGAAAGAAGATAAATATTGGATTCTTTTGGAGTAAATGTACGATAATTCTCTGACAAAAACCAATACCAATTCTTCGGCTTTTCAGGATTAACTGGAGTTCCATAACCATCTGTCAAAACAAATACAGCTAAAGGATAGTTTCCATTACACTTAGCTTGAATATACTGCTCAATGATGGAAAAATCAGTACCACCTCCTCCACGAAGTCGTGGGCGTTTTATATCTAGGTCATATATTTTTGTATCAAATGACATTAGTTTAACTTGAAACCTGTCAGGTGGCAAAGATTGAGCGGCATGAAAGAATCGATCAGTCATGCCAAGACAGCTACCAGATGAGTCAATAAAGAACCAAACTGAAATCTTTGATTTATCCAAAGGTACATCAGTTGGCATATTAGTTGGTAGCATCATTGAATCTGGTAGGCTAGCAAGACGCCTTGGAATACGGGCCCATTGTTCTACTTCTCGCTCAACAGTTTTTAAAGACCAAATGGCCCACTTCTTAATGACGGTTTCCCACTTCTTCTTTCGAACAATTGGCTTATTTCGAATAAAAATCCATTGACCAAGAGAATTTGAACCGGCTTCCTTTGAAGAAGAATCATGCTGATCAATCAATGGCTCAATTGATTCAATTTCATCTTGAGGCATTTCTTCTCCGAGTTTTTTGATAGTCTTTTGATTCTTTGGAGAATTTTCTCCGTCAAAAGAATGTTTATGAGAATCTACAATAATAAGGTTGTCTAGTTCTTTACCGCCAGCTCCGTTTTCTTCAGCTTTTTTAAGAAGTCTGTCGTAGTAATATTCAAAAGTTTGCCCAATCTGAACATCTTTGTCTCCAACAAAAACTGTGTCTATCCAACATAAGTTTTTCCAGTTTTTGACTTTCTCCCTGTTAAAACCAAAGCCAGAAACAAGAGTTTCATTGACAACAATGTCAAGGGCAACGTTGGCTACGCTTTTGTTTGGAAGAAATGAACTACGATACCCATGATGAAGAACAATATGAAGCATTTCATGGGCTAGAATAAATGTTCTTGTATATTCGTCATTTTTTCTCCAGAAATCTGGGTTAAAGACGAAGTTAATAACTTCTCCGCTTTCGTCGTATAAAACAGCTGCAGTTTCTAGTCTAAAGTCTGGTAATGGAATTCCCATTTCCCAAAGACGATAGAAAATTGAATGATGTAATTCCAACTCCCGAGAGTACTTTCTAAATTCGTCTTTCGAAATTAGCCACTCCTTCGGTGGAATCCAATCTTTAACTACAAGATCTTTATCTTTTTTAGAGAGAGTTTCAGCCATTATATTGCCTTCTGTACTTCTGGAAGAAGTGCGTCGAAAATCTCCTTGTGCTCCTTAAGTTTTTCTAGAGCCGGTGTAAATGCAATATCAGCCTTTATGATCGAAGAAATTGGATTTCCAACTGCTTCAAAGTTCTTTAAAATCAAGTTTATAGTCTCTGCCAAACCATCAAAAGACTTGATAGTAACGGGAGAAGAGAACTTAATCAATGTAAGAACAAACATTAATCCATGTGCTGTTACATCAAATGAATTACCTGCGACTATCGTTTTCTTGAAATCATTGAATAATTGCACACGCTCAGTAGCATTTTTGGTTGACTGAAGCTCATCAATCCAACCCTTTGGATTAATATGGGTTCCCTTTAAGAGTCGAATAACTAAATTCTTATCAACTCCGTGGTAGTGATCAACCAAATTAATAATCTTTTCTTCTAACTTTTGATTTCCCATCTTAAACTTTTGAACAAGAATTTCCTTGAAATCTGGAACCGCTCTAACCTTTTCCACCATCTTGGCTAATGCCAAGTCTTCTGTCGAAGCAAGCGAAGAAAGCTTCTCAAGTGGGAAGAATGGAAGAAATGCTTCCCTCCATAGATCATTCTTAATAACATAAGAAGATGCAGAAGCATAATTATTTTCATTCAAGAAAAACTTTTTAGCTTCTTTGGCATCCAAGTTTTCATACATGGTTTCAAGTCGTTTCCTCATCGGTCCTTCTGTAAAAGCAGTTAGAAGCTTGGAGATATTGCAAGAATGAGGAATTATATCTCGAAGATCTCCACCAATCTTGTAAAGATCGAGGGCATAATCCAATCTTCTCGGAGAGATCAGTTCCTTGGCTTCTTCTGGAAGTTCACCCCACCAATCAATTGCTGCAGCTGCAACTTCCGGGTGCTTTATAGAAAAATAAACTGGGCATGGTTTGTAGGGTACAACGATATGAATGTGAAAACGATCTTTTTGTGCTGGGTCAATGCTTTCAACATCATACTTTTCTTCATCATCAGGGTTGATCGCCGCCCATACAACTCGAAGTTTTTTGAAAGGCCTTCCATTAATAGTCTTAAACTGCATGAGTTCCATGAGAGCATTACGAACCTTCTTTGGAGTTCTGTTAAACTCATCAACAAAGATTGCTTCAATTTCATCGTTTTGAAATTCAACTGGACGAATTAGATCAAGAACTGTCTGCCCAGTTGAAGTATCAATAACTGGTCTTGGCACACCGATAAAATCAACCCAAGGATCAAGGGTAGCCCCAGAAAAATACTTTGCCTTAAGCTTAGCCCTATCAAATACCTGCTTAACAACGGCGGTCTTTCCAACTCCATGACCACCTTCTATAAGAACATTCTGATTGTTTTGAAGAAAGAAGTCTAATTTATCCTGATTAATAAGAGCTTTCAATTTCATTCCTCTTTATAGTTAAAGTATTGACTATAAATACATTATACTATATCTCTAATTACTTGTAAATAGCCTGTTTGATCTTCTTTGCAAGAGAAGCTGGATCAGTATTGTAATCAGAATCAATTCGTTCTCCGGCCATTTCAAGCATAAGATTTACTTCGCCCCCCACAAATTCTGCCATTTTTCTAAAATCTGTTCTATAATAGAAGATTGGAATACCTTTTGAAAAGGCATATCCAACTTCAAAGCAAGTACCAGAATCTGGATCAGGTTGATCTAGATTGGCAACAAGAATTTGACAAAGATTAAGGCTATCTATATTCATTAAGAATATAGATTTTGCGTTTGCTTCTCTTTCTTCATGTTCTTGTGGAAGATAAACAAATTCTCCAAGTTTTTCAAGACTTCGCGCTAAATCTCTATTCCAACGTCTTTCATATGAAGTAAATAATGGCCCAGCCAAATAAATTCTCATTTAATTAGATTCTTATTCGTCTTAAACCAATTTAGACGCCCTTCAATAATATGTTTGCAATCAGACTGCTGCTTTAGCTTAATCTTCCATGATTGGCATGTACAAGAATATCTGCCGGAGTCGAAAGTAACAGTATGAACTGTTTTTCCATTTGATGATAAAAGTCTAGCTTCAAGTCTCATTTTCACATAACCTCAATGTTAACTTCCTTGTCTTTAAGAAATTGTATCACATCTTCTTCTGAAAGAAGACGTATCCACCTCGCGTCATGTTTTTTAAAATAGAATGTTCGGCATTTTTCTGGAATATCCTGATCATCAGGCATAATAATAAACTGGCCATCAATTTTAACATGCAGAATATCTCCGGATGCGCCGAGGATTTTGAGATTTTGATGGCAATTACAGCCAACAAAGGATCCTTGTATAATTTGAATTAATGCCATTTAATTAATAACACACTCTTTTTCCAGTATTTTTTTCGACTCGCACCGCTTTATCATCCCACAATTCAATCATTGACATGGTTTTAACATTTGTTACTGGCAACTCCTGGCCTATATGTTTTAGACACCACTCTTGGATAATTCTTACTGCAAATTCTCTATTTCCATCATCGAGCCTCGCCGTAAAAACTTTAACTTCAATTCCACTTGAAATCCAATCTTTAACTCTTTCTACCATAAGAGGAATTGGTTCACCAGTATGATGAATTCCCCTCCAATAATCATACATTGCCAATGTTCCATCAAAATCAACTCCAATCCAACCCATACATCCTCCTCATATCTGCACATTTCCTTTCGAGCATATAGCCCAATTCTAGTTTCACTACAATTTTATAATCCAGACTTTTTTTTAAAAAATTGTTTTCCAAAAAAAGACCTAGGGATCAGACTTTTTTTTAAAAAAATTGTTTTCCAAAAAAAGACCTAGGGAGCTCATAAAGAATACCTAAATTGCCTATGCGAAAACATCGTCCCTACACTTCTCCATGTTCTCCATATCAGAAAGTTGATGACTCAATCTCCAAGCCGTGGCCCAGAGTCTAAGTCTAAAATCAAAGCGAATTCGACGATAAAAAATCCTCAGATAATCCTGGGCTGCCAATACTGCAATAATAACACTAGCAGGTAGTAGAACGGATATAGACTATAAGGTACAATAGAATCCATATAGATATATATATTATAACATATAAAACTTATTTAGGGCCTATTACAATTCTACTGGTGGTCCTGCCCTCCTAACAGCCTCTTTTCACTATATAAGGTATTAAAGAGCTGATTATACTCCATTAATGGGATTTAGTATAGTTAATTCCTGTCCAGACATACTGGACACTAACAATTAGGCTAAATTTTAGAGCCGCCGGAAACAAATTCAAAATCGGATATTATTAGAAATAGAACTCGGACAAAGAAACTAAAAGAGGATAATGGATAACGTTAATACTGGGAATTTTCATTCCCATGTATCATGTGACCGGTAGAATTTTCATCATCCTCCTCCCAGAGGGAGGAGGAGTTCTACTACCATACTTTTGCTACTTTGTAAACTGTTTTACTTTCCTTATAAACGTGATATAATGGTTTTACCAATAAATCGGTTATTGGTAAACGGGCCACACGAAAAGCCCACAGGAGGTTCTCGATGGTCTCCATTATGTCTACTCGCTGCTACACTTGTTCAAAATCTCGTAGCCACATGTCTGCTGATCCAAGGGTCGTGTATTGTGGACAGTGTCGACAGCACTCTCTACAAAGGCTTTATCTGCAATGGAATGCTCTCAAGTCTATTGGTGCAAGCCCCGAAATTCTCAAAGACTGGCGTATTATGATCAAAGACCTTGAAACATGGTGTGATGCTTTAGGCTACGGAGTACCACAATTTTCAATCAATAAAAGTTAGTTAGAGTGCACGGGGGGAATGAAAATTCCCCCCGTGTCTCAACCCGTAGAACCCGAACAGAACCCCCTCCCGAAGGGAGGGGGAAGTTCTACTATCATACTTTCTCTCTTTTGTACACTGGTTTACTTTTCCATTCCGACCATATATAATGATTTCACCAATAAAAAACGAGTATTGGTAAACCGAGCTACCTGTCTTACGAAGGAGTTAGGTCTATGACATTACGACATATCGTCACGAAGTTTCGTGGAACGTGCTCAGGCATCTGTAAGAATAAGATCTCTGTTGGAGAGTATGTCATATGGGATCCTGACTCTAGAGAGATCTGGCATTCAGGATGCAGAACAGCTGGTGTTAATCCCGCTCTCGATCAGGAATCTGCAGAGGGAGTTCGGGAAGTCGAGCGCTACCAAGCAAATCTAAAGTTTTTCGGTGAAGAGTATGCAGCAGCCGAGGAAAGAATATGGGAGGGGCGTCTCGGATACGACTAGTCCAAAATGATGAAATCCACGGGGGAATGAAAATTCCCCCGTGTCTCAACCCGTAGAACCTGAACAGAACCCCCTCCCGAAGGGAGGGGGAAGTTCTACTATCACACTTTCTCTCCTTTGTACACTTGTTTACTTTTCCATTCCGACCATATATAATGGTCTTACCAATAAAAAACGAGTATTGGTAAACCAATCCATTAAGGAAAGGAAACAAATGACTGATACTGTCATATGCATCGTATGTGGCCAACCGCCCATCATTGGACGCTTCATGATCAAGATTGATAGGGGTTGGATTCATGTGGATACCTGCATCGCTAGCTGGCCTCAATACCCCTTCATAATGCGTTCTTCAGGCTGGAAGCCGTAACACACAAACAAGTCGGGAGGGTAGGAACAAACCTATCCTCCCGAAGTGGAAGAAGGGGTAGAACCCGAACAGAACCCCCTCCCGAAGGGAGGGGAAATTCTACTACCACACTTTTGCTCTCCTGTACACTGGTTTACTTCTCTTTCTAAACCGTATATAATGATCTCATCAATAAAAACGGTTATTGGTAAAACAACCACAAGGAAAGGAATTGTCATGAAGCAATCGTATTACAACCTTTGGGAAAACACTTGGAAGGAGTGGGACCCCGACAAGGGTGGTACATTCATTGCAGTTCATTCCGTATCAAATGCTTCGAGCAGACCACAGCACGATTTACAGAAAATAGTTGCAGAACTCGCGTGGGAGGTCTCTCGAGATCCCAGCTGGATGAACGCGAAGATCTATAAGGTACCATGCATCTTCTCTCGTCATG